AAAGTGGGGGTTACGGGTTCAAGTCCCGTGGCCGGCCCTCGCGCCCCTACTCCCGACTGGGATGTAGGGGCTTCTTCGTATCCTGGCCTGATCAGATCTGGCCCAACCCAGCGGAAACCCAGCGTTTTGATCGAGAACCTTGGCGCGGCCGCGACCAGGCGTACGCTCACGGCCATGGATGAGCTCGCGTCGATCGACCCGCCGCGCTGCCCTGCGTGCCTGGCGCCGTGCACGCCGGCCGGGACGACAGCGCACCCGTACTGGGTGTGCCCGTCGTGCCGGACGGCCGTGCTCGCGCGCTAAGCTCCCGTCCATGCGCACGAAGAACCCCTACGAGGTAACCCTCGCCGCCCTCGGCATCCTCGCTGTCATCGGCGGCATCACCCTCATGCCCAGCGCGCTCGGCATCGGGCTCCTGCTAATCGGCGGGATCTTCGTGGCCGGATGGCTGGTCCTCGCCGGCAACCGCCGCAACGCCCGCTAGCCCTACGCGGCGCCCGCGATGAAGCTGGCTACCAGGTAGGAAGCGTGGCGGTCGAGGTTCTGGCGGCCGCGGTCATACCGAACGGTCACCCGAGGATCTGCATGGCGAGCGAAGATCTGCGCGTCCCGCAACGGTGCCCCCGCGTCGAGCGCGGCCGTGATCGCGGCATGCCTGAGGGTGTGCGGGTGCACGCCGGCCGGAAGCTTTGCTTTCTTCGCCAGGGATTTGATGCGTGCGTACGCGGCGCGACGATCCATCTGCGTCCCGTTTTTCCTGAGGATGAGCGGGCCGCTCTCACGCTCACCAGCGGCCTCTCTCAGCGTGCGAAGGACGGGCACCGGGATCGGCATTGTCGCCGGCTTGCCGCCCTTACCGACGAGCTGCAACACGTGGTGACCGCGGATTACCGTGGAGAAGTCCTCGATCTGTACACCGCACGCCTCGGACACCCGGAGGCCCATCAGCCCCATCAGGCTCACCAGCGCCGCATCGGTGGGCGAGCTGAGGCGCGCCGTGACGATAAGCCGGCCCAACTCCATCCGGTCCAGGCCGAGTGCTCGGGTCTCGTCGTACTGCACCTTCGGCATCCGGAGAAACACGGTCGGGTCCTTCGCGATCCGGTCGTCAGCCAGTGCAATGCGGAAGAATCCCTTGATGGTGGAAAGCCGACCGTGCACCGTCGACTGTGCATTGCCGCGGTCATCCTCGAGGTAGCGGGCGAAGACTTCCAGATGCACCCGGGTCACCTCGAGCGGCCGGAGCCCGTTCGCCTGGCACCACGCGAAGAAGATCCGCAGGTCGATGAGGTACCCGGAGCGGGTGTCGCCGGTGTAGCGGGCGAGGAACGAGAGGGCGGCGATCTCCTCCTCGGTCATGCCGGGGTTGAAGATGGGCGCGATAACGGTATTGTTCTGCATGTCGACTCCATGTGCTTGATAGGTGCTGGGGTTGGCTGCCCCGCCCGGTGTTGATCGCACCTGGTGGGGCCTTTCGTTTGTACGAAGTGACTTGACTCTACGCTCGTGCGCTGACAATCCACGCGCACGTATTCTCGGGCGCACGAAAATGCCCCGCCCGCCATCCGAAGATGACGAGCGGGGCTCGGTCGTGATGCTGCAATCTGGGTCAGGTTGACGGGCTGCCGGCTGCTTTGGGATCCGGTTGACGGGCCGTTTTTCGGTACCCTTTGCGAATGTCGATCCTCCGTGAACAAAAAAAGGTTGTCGCCCAGCTATCCGAGTTAGCAGGCATCCAACTCGATTCGTTCATGAATGAGAGCCGGACGTGGCTGGCGGCCAATGCTATCCCTCTGTCACGGCGAGATACTGACCACGAGAGCATCTTTTACGTGGCCACACCTGTGCCCGTTGCTCCCATCCATCTGGCACTTTCGGCCGCTCAATGCATCCATACGGTTGCCACAGCTTTCGACTACTTGGCATGGGGACTAGTTGACGAGTCTGCTCGAAGGACGAAGCCCAAGAGCGTTTGCATGCCTTGGGTTTCTGACGCGGGCAAGTGGAGCCAGAGTCGCAAGAATGCTCTGCCCGGCATCTCGGACGAAAACGCTGCAATCGTTGAGTACTGGCAGCCGTTTGCTTTCAGCAAGAGAACTGGAAAACCGGCCGACTCCTACGCGATGGTTTACATGCGAAACATCGACAACGCAGCCAAGCATCGTGCGCCACACCTTCTCGAAGTCGTCTTGAGAGACGCGTTCATTGTGCCAATGCATGTGGCCCACCTTGCCGATTCTGTCCCCCCAGTTCCCACCTTTCCGCCGGTCCAGCGTGAGACCGCCTTCCACATGCCGCTGTCCGTTCCTGCCTCTTTTGCCCCGCATCTTGATCTTGATTTCGTCATTAGCCCGGTGGGAGGCACGGAAGAATCTGTACGCATGGGCGCGCCGGGTGGGCTCGCATTGGATCAATTCGCGCGCCTCATAGGTGACCTGCGTGAAGAGGTGGATGCCATCACGCAGGCGGTCGTTTAGTGCGCGCTCGGAGTGAGTCACCGGCTCAATACCGGATGAGACTGGACCCCCAAGTGGGGGTCTGATCTGGGAATCTTGTGCTCCAGCCAGCCATAGGCTCAGAGATATGCCACAGGGGAGCAAGAAGAGCGAACGCCGTCGTCGGAATCGGCGCGAGTCCGCGCGAGCGCACGCAATCAAGATAGCCGCGCTGGGCGTGGTCGCTGCCGCCGTTGTCGGCCTGACGGCATTCGCCCTGACGAGCAGTAAAGCGCCGACAGGCATCGCCGCGACAGCCGGGCCAATCCCGACGTTCGCGCCGAACGCTGTCGCGGAACCCGCGGTGCCAGTTGCTTCGTTCGAGCGTCCGTCTGACCGCCCGCTCGGTGTGGTTTTCGCCGGTGACTCTCTGACGTATGGCCTGTACGCCAGCGCCGAGGAACTCGGCTACCGCCCCCAGGTCGTGGCCGCGCTTGAGCAGGGCGGGCCAGTCGAATGGTCCCGCGGTGGGCAGACCGGCAACAAGATCCAGACAGTCACCGAGAGCATCACCTTCCCGGCCACGACGGACATCGCCATCCTCGAACTTGGCACCAACGACGTGTTCAAGACGCCAGTCGAGGAGATCCCCGCCCAGTACGACGCCCTCGTCGCCAAGGTGAAGGCGAGCGCTCCCGCCGCGAAGATCGTGTGCCTGGGCGTCTGGTCGAACGTGGATGGTCGCCGCAACTGGGACGCTCCGATCAAGGCGTCGTGCGAAGCGGGTGGCGGCACCTTCCTGCCCCTTGGCTCGGCCTACGACGCCGCAGAGTCACGCGGCCCAGTTGGAGTGGAGGTCTTCGGCGGTATCAGCGACGACTTCCACCCCAACGACAAGGGCTACAGGCTGATCGCTGAGACTGTGCTCAGTCCGCTTGGCCTGGCACTGGACTAGCCCCTTCGGCCAGCCGCGCCGCGAGAGCGGCCACCTCTGCGGGCAGCCCCTCCGCGAACATCGGCAGGTTCGACAGCGTAAGGCTGATCTGCCCAAGCTCGGGGCCGGGGGTCAGTTCCTCGCCGTCATCCCAGACCAGCACGGGGGTCACGATGACCGACTGGATACGCAGCCGGGGGGTCACGCGGTGAACCCGAATCCGCTTGCTGCTGCTGACATGAGCGCCTCCAAGGCATTGATCTTTGCCGCTACCGCAGTACGGAACGCGGCGCTCTCGGTCTGGTCGTACGCAGCGGGTGCCGCGGCCGGGGTGTAGACGCCGACTCGGGCCTTCTGCGCCTGTGGGGTGGTGCCAAGAAATGCGATCTTCTGGTGCTGGATCTTCACCACGTCGTAGGTGGGGGCAGCACCGATCAGGCCAGCGACACCCGTTCGGATGTTCAGGTACGAACCACCCGACTCGATACCGAATCGCCAGAGCGCGCCGCCGCCATTCGGCGAGTAGAAGTCCAGCCCCTTCTTGACCTGGCGGGAGGTGTACGCGGCGGGGTCGCCCACCGGGTACGCGCCGTTCTCCGTGACCTCGAAGTAGTTGTCGATGCTCGCCGACTCGGCCCGGACCCGGATCGGACGCTTCCACTCGATGCGCCCGTCAGCCGAGAAGATCGAGCCCGCCTCGCCATTTGGGGCACCGACGTAGAGCAGCTTCTGCGCGGCGGTCGGGGTGCCGAAGGCGACGAGCTGCGCGGCATCCGCACCACCGGTCACGTTCTGCTCGATCCGCAGCGACGGCGCGAGCGTGGACAGGCCCTCGATCTTGAGGCCGTAGGCCGCCGCGTCGCTGATGGTGGCCTGCTGCCGGATGGCGATACCGACGCCCTTCGCCTTGTTGGCGACAAGGAGTCCGCCGCCGGTTCCGTTGTCCAGCCCCAGGGCGATCAGGGTCGCGGGGAAGGCGAAGCTGCTGCCGGCGAGAAGGTGGAACAGGTAACCCGTGCCCGAGTTGTGCGTGTACTCCCACACCCCGGCGCGAGTGTCCGTCGAGGGCTTCGCCACGGGCGCGTTGGACGGGTCGGTACCGATGCGCCAGTTCGCGTCCGAGTAGGTCGTGCCCGAAGTGAAGTTGGAAAGAGCGGCGACGGTGTTGCCGTTGGGCGCGGTGATCTGCTGCCCGGTGGCGTACGCGGTCTGCGGCTTCCAGCGGGGCAGGTAGGCACCGGCGGCAGCTTCGGGGGTCAGGATGCGGACGGTCTGTGCGGCCATGGTCAGGCTCCAATCACGAGGACGGGGGTGCCATCCGGGTCGGTCGAGAACGATGCACCCGGAATGGTGTCATCGAGGATGATGGTGGGCGTTCCGTCCGGGGCCGTGCCGAACGACAGCGGCGACGTAACGGCGTCCGCGATTTGTGCTGCAATCGTGGCAGCTAGCACGATCGCCGCATCCGACTCCGGGTCGGTCAGGATCGCCTCGAGCTGGGCGTCGGTGGACGCCCCGACAGCGATCGCAGCGGCGCTTGCGGCCGTGGCCGTGGCGGCCGCGGTGGTGGCAGTGGTGGCCGATGCGGCGGCCGAGGTGACGCTGCCCGCGATCGACAACGCCGACGACGCGGCATTAGCCGCAGCGCCAGCAGACTCCGCAGCCTTGGTCGTCGCGGTGCCGGCGGCCGTGGCGGCAGCATCACCGGACGTGGCAGCCTCCGACGCGCGCGACGTCGCCGTAGAGGCCGCGGTGGTCGCTGTGGATGCGCTGGCCGTCACGCCGGCCTGTGCTGCCTCCGCAGCAGTGCGAGCGGCAACTGCACCAGAGAGTGAGCTGGCGGCGCCCGTCTGCGCAGCGGCCGCACTGGTGGCCGAGAGCGCTGCAGCAGCCTGTGCTGCCTCAGCCGCAGTCCGCGCCTCCACCGCGAGCGCACGATCCTCCACCGTGATGTAGTGCTTCTCTCCCGGCGCTCCGATAGGGACGAGCCCCTCGATGGAGAGGGCCGCGCCGCTCATTCGCGCACCGCAGCGGTGGTGCCGACCGCTTGGGCTGCAGCGGTGACACCGGTGGGCTTCCACAGGCCGAAGTACAGGGCGACTGCGACGAGGAACGTCCCGATGCCCTGGATGAGGCCGGTGAACAGGGCGTACGGGACGCCGGCGTTGATGGCGGCGAGCAGCTGTGACAGCAGGCCGGTGATCAGGGCGAGGGCGGCCAGGAGGATCGCCCGCTTCGCTGGGCTGGTCGTCTTCGTGGTGACCAGGCCGACGAGGATCGGCAACACGATGGCCACGAGCAGCCACAGCAGCAGGGGAAGGTCGAATGCGAAGGTAATCACGGTGTTTCTCCTTACGCCGGCTGTTCGCCGGAGGTTGATTCTTGAATGTGCTTTGAGATCCGGTCCCGGTCTTCGCGGGCGGCCTTGAAGTGCTCGAGGTCCGCGTCGCCGAGCCGGCCGATGTCGCGTTGCATTCCTCGTTGGGATGCCTTCACGTCGTCCACGGCCCTGGCCAGCTCGGCCTGCGCACCCTGCAGGGACGCGAACGCGGTCATCACCGCGTCGTGTCTGGTGTCCGATTCCTCGCGCAGATTGGTGGTGTGCGAGTTCTGCACCTGCTCCTTGGTGATGGCGGAGTCGGTGGCGGCGGCCGCGGACGAGATTGCCGTGGCCGCCGACGTGACTGCCGCAGAACGGGCATGCTCGCGGGTCTTCTGCAGAGTGACCGCCAAAAAGCTCAACAGTGCTGCGATCACGACGCCCGTAGTGCCGAGCAGCGCGATGATTACCCCCTCGCTCACGGGCTACTTGATGATCGCGCTACGGACAGCGCCAGGGATCGCCGCGAAGTCGTCGCTGAGGGACGCATCGAGCGCCTTCACGAGCGCTGCCTGGTCGATGGTCACGGTGAGCCCGGCGGCCTTGAGCGCAGCGGCGAGCTTCACCGGGTCAATGACCGTCGACGGCTTCGCCTGAATGGCGCCCACCATGTCGGAGGTGTTGAGTAGCCAGGTCGCAGCTGGCGCGTGAGCCCCCGCAGCGTGCTTGAGGTCGTGACCCCACACGGTGCCGCCGACACGCTCGATCACCTTGTCTGCAACCTGATCGATGATGCTCGCGCCCATGCCGTTGAGCCATGTCTTGTCGGTGTCGTCTAGTGCCATGTCGATCTCCTCAAGTTCGGTGAATGAGCCGGCGAGGGATGTCCTGGCTAGCGTTTCGGTTCCGTGTCGCATGGTCCAGCCGCGGTAGAGCGGCAGGCCGTAGTCGGTGAAGTGGATGGCGCCGAGCGCGGTCCCGTAGCTCGACGTGCGCGATGACGCCATGAGAAGGGTTCCGCCGCCGAGCTCGAAGGCAACATGCCCGTCACCACCGACGCCCGCCCAGTAGTGCAGGGCTCCGCGTGGCGCTTGGCCCCAGTTCGGATTGAGCGGGCCGGATGCGTTGCCCGCGAGGAGCGCGCTGCTGAAGCTGCCCGCGAATCCACCGGCACGCCACACGAACGATTCGCACCAGCCCGCCCAGGACTTGCCGTCGCGCTTCGGGTGGTCCTTGGCGTACTGGATCACCTGGTCGATGGTGTTGGTCACGGGATCTCCTCAACCTCGGGGGTCGGTCCGTACAGCACGCACACGATGGCCCACGACTTCGCACCGAGTGCGGTGATCGCGGTTGAGTCGGCGGGTGGCACATAGTGGCTGCCAGATTCAGCGGCCAGCAGTTGCCGCCACAGCTGGTACTCGGCGTCGGTGGCGAACTCCTGCCGGCCCATGGCGTAGTCCGGTCCGAAGACCGCGACCGTGCCGGTATCGGCGTTGCGGTAGTAGGTGCCGCCCATCAAATCGCCCACGTCCCGTTGAAGCTGATCAGGGCTTCGGCAGACCAGAAGTCACCGTTGAGAGGGTTGAGGGTAAGCACCCCAGCAGCGCTGACTTCTGCAGAGAACGTCAGGCCCGAGGTGTTGCCTGGGCTTACTACCGACACCATGACGGCGGTCGTTTCGGTGGGCCGGTGTGCGCTAGCGATGGTTCCGGCAGCAAGGTGTGAGCCGGTGGCCCGGGACACCCGCCCGGTGAGGACGACAACATCGCCGCGTCGGGACGTTTTCAGGGCCCTCGACTGGTTCACGTATCCCTCCCAAAGGGAAACGGCCGCGGTCGAGCGCATCTGCTTGTACTCGAATTCCCGAGATACCCAGGCTGTGATGGTTTCCCCGACGCCCACCTTGATGTCGCCCGAGTCATGAGTGTGTCCGCTCGGAGTGAAACTCGTCGGCACGCCCGTCAGCCGTGCCCACGGGACGATCCCGACGGCCAAGGTGCCATCTGGCGTGACGACGAGCCGGTATTCCCCGTCCATCATGTACGTCAGGTTTTTCGCCCCGTCGATCGCCAGAACGCCGCTATTGCCAGAGATACCGCTGTGAGAGTGTCCACTCGGGGAAGCCCCGATGTTCCCCGGGGTGATACCGAGCGCTGATCGCGCGCCGGCAGCCGTCGTCGCACCGGTCCCGCCCTTGCTGATTGCCCGGGTACCGCTGTATACGCGCTCGTCGGTGACGTTCGCCGCGTTGATCGTCGCCGCGTTGGCCGACACGAACACGGTTGCCAGGAGAAGCTCGTACACACCCGTGTCGGTCTGGATGAGCGCTGCCGGCTGCGGGGTGGAGCCGGGGGTGCCCTGCTTGATCTGCATCGAAATGCGGTTGACGCTGCCGTACTCGAGGTGAAGGATGACCGAGTCGATGCGCGGCTGAGAACCTCCACCGAGAATCGGTAAGGTCAATAGCTCGGTGTTGTTGTACTGGTGTCCGCGTACGAACGCGCTGCCACCGGGCACCATTACCTTGAGCCCGGAGCTGTTCGCGTAGGCGCGCAGCTCGACACCGCTCGGGGTGCGAATGACACCGTCCTCGATCCACTGCTTGAACATCGCGGAGTACTCCGCGTCGGTTGTCGCACCCTGCGAGGTCGTAGACCCCGGCGCGTGCACGAATGGATAACTGCGCTCAGTCATGAGGGCTCCTTTAACGAAAAGGCGCCCACCGTGACGGAGGACGCAAGAGGAATGGGTATCGAGCTATTTGGCGTTGCGCTCCAACGCAGACATGCGGGATTCGAGCTTGCGCTGCCGAGACGACAGCAGGGATTCCCAGTCGAACCCGGTCGCGTCGCCGACCGTCGCACCGATGAACAGACCCTCAGCGGTGATCGAGATCGGAACCTCCGTGATGGGGGCTTGGATCTCCTGGTCACCCACCACCACCGTGACGATCGAACCCATCCGCCATTTGGTGCCGTAGCCGTTTGCGAGATCCGCAGACGGCACTACCTCCAGGGCCGTGATCGCGCTGCCCTCGGCCGCGAGGATCTCGAGGCCCGCCTGCTCAAGCTCGGCCGGGTCGTCCGTGTTGCGCTGGTCCAAGAACCGTTCGCTACGCCCCCACACGGCAGCGGCGATCAGACTCGCCGGCGTGGTCACCTCAATAATCGTTCGGGCAGTGCCCTCGCCCTGGCCCGCGACGATGACGTGCGTGCAGCCCGGTGCGGTGAAGCCGTATTTGGCGCGGGACAACTGGTTATTGTCCACGTCCCACCGCTGCTCCTGCGAGACGTCCAAGGGCTCGGTAACGCGGAACCGCAGACCGTCGCCGACCTGAACGACATCGAACAGGAGGTTTGAGCCCACCGCGATCTCCTGCAGCAGCTCGAGCAAGTTCTGGAACCGGGGCGACTTCGTCAGAGTGAGGCCGCGGTCCAGGGATTCGCCCTCGAGCTGGAACCGCATCCGGTCACCGGTCAGCCGGCCCGCCGGCGCCCAGGTCACAGCAGGCGAACGCAACGCGCCGTTGCAGATGTTGAACGCAGTAAACATCCGCAACAGCGCCTCACCCGACGCCGTTCGCACATCATTCGAGCGCGACTGCGACGACGCCTGCGGGCTCGCGACTGACGGATCAGGATACGCGAGCGCGCCGGCCAGGATCTTCGCATCGGAGACACCCTCGAACGTCCAGGTCCCCTCCGGATCTTCGGCGTCCTGCTCCTGCGCCGCGTAGGTCATCGGCCCGGACAGGATCTCCCCGTTCGGACCCGTCACGACCAGTCCCGCCGAGGGCTGCCGTAGCTCCCAGCACAGCTCATGAGGGACGGACTTACCCCTGTCATCCAACACTCGATCGGGCAGCTTGAGCGACCACGAACCCAACGTGTTCGCCCGGGGCACACACACGAACCCAGCAAGGTCCGCGCCTTCGAGCTGCCCGACGCGCAGGAGATCCGCGCCGCGCACTTCGACCGTTATCTCCTCAACCTCCATCAGTACACGACCTCTCGGCGGGGCTTGTAGTAGCCGGTGACACTGGACTGACCGACGACGATCGTGCGAAACAAGGTGGACGCGCTGGCGTCGGCCGCACCGACCCAGCCGGCGAATTCGCTGCCACCGTCGAAGTACCCGATCGGCGCGTCCGAAACGATGCCCAGCGACGTTTTGAGGACCGCGCCAGCGGGCCACGGCTGCCCGGTAGTCGAGTCCACCGACGCCATAATCCGCAGGGCGGTTGCGCCTTCTGGCGCCGCACCGACGTCCTGCTCGGTCAGGAACAGCTGCACGACCGTAGCGGCGGGAGCCTCGACCGTCCTACCGACGAGCAACGGGCCGACAGGCGCCCCGTCAGCGCCCACGAATATGCACGCGGGATAGAACACCTGAGCGACCGATGAAAGCACGCTCAGCCCCCCAGAGAGGCGTTCCCCGGCCGATACTGCGACCTCGACCTGCACCGCCGCGTCAGCGGGAGCCTCAGCAGACCACGTGAGCTGCATGAATCCCGCATCGGTGTCGAAGAACCCGGTTGGCACCCGCGATTGGGTCGCGTCTGTCGCATACGTCGACCAGCCCGTGCTGTTAGTTCGCAGGGCCGGCGAGGTAACGCGGTTCGTTGCGACGACATCGGCAGTCGCCACCCACGTGCCCGGGCTGGCATCCTGCATGGAAATGTCTACCCGCGAGGTGCCTTCCGGCAGCCGCGGGAACTTCGGCGCGTACCCGAGATCGGTGTAACGATTCGCGCCCGACTGGTCCAGCACCTCGATTCCCAGCGCGGTGCGCCGGATAGTGACAACCTCGCCCGTGACCAGTGGCGTCTCGAAAACGAAACCTACCCCATCGACAGAGATCGGGATCGGACCACCAGGGCCAGTGATCGTCCACGCGATGTCAGACTCAACGTCGCCCGGATTCTCCACCGTAATGGACCCGACCGCTGTACTCGACCCGACAGGTAGTTCTGCCAGATGAGGCAGCAACCCCACAGCCCCGGCACCATTTGACACGACGAATTGGAGGGCCTCGCGTGCCGTCCAGTACGGGGCTGGACACTCGATGGAGACGAGGAAGTCAGCGGCTACCGGCAGCGATGCCGTGCGGTCGACCTCCAACCCTGAGCGGTACACGAACGGCAGCTCGAGTGCTTCTCCTGTTGGGTATTCGGCAACAAGCTTCGGCAGCGGCCGGCCCTTCCTTGGCAGCATGATGCTCACCAACCGGCGGAACGCCTCCTCGGTGGCGGCGCGGGAGGTGCCGCAGACGATGACGTTCAGATCCGCCGTTCGGCTCCCGGTCCGCATGCCCTGGTAGGAGGTGCCGGCGCCAGTGCCTCGCGCGAAGCGGGGCAATTTCTCCGACACCCCCAACCCTGAGGTCCGCGGACCATGCATATAGGCCGATTGCTGAGTCCCGCCGAGTTCGATCCGGTCAATGGCAGATTCGAGGAACAGCCGCATGGTCACCTCACTCTCGCGGCCAAACGACGGCCGGCCTTGAATAGTTGCTCTTCGCTCGACAGCCCGGGGTCACCCATGGCCGTGTACGCAAGAGTCAGCGAACGCTCCTGAGCGTCGGGGATGGTCCCCGCACCGTACGTGCGCGAACTCAGCCGTGCCGCGGCGGAGGCGGGTACCGTCATCATCGAATCGAACTGGGCGTTGAGCGCCTGCTCCGATTCGGTTAGGCCGGCACCGAACTCCTCGCCGATGGCCAGGCCTGCGGACCTCACCGCGCGCCAGCCTGACCCGGAGAATTCTCCGCGCTCGGCCGGGCTGTGCGGGAAGAAGCCGCCCACGAAATCCATGACCCCGCCGACCGCGTCGCCGACCTTGCCGAGCATCCCCTTGATGCCGTCGATGAACCCCTGGATCAGGTCCCGGCCGGAGCTGGCCAGCAGCGAGCCCAGATTGCCCAGCGCAGCTAGCGCCTTGCCGGGCAGTTCAGCGACAAACGAGACGACTCGTCCGACGCCAGATGAGACTGCGCTCGTTGCGCCCGACCACATCGATGAGAAGAACGACACCACGCCCGACGCCAGGCCAGAAACGATGCCTAGGGCGTTTGATGCGAATCCGGAAAAATACCCGGTCACAGCCGCCCACATACCTGAGACGGTCGACCCGATCGAGACCGCGAGGCCGAAGTAGAAGCCGACGATGCGGCTCACGAAATCGACCACGAGCCCTGCTGCATTGGAGAAGAACCCGGAAAAATACCCGGTTACAGCGAGCCACATCGCCGAGACAGTCGACCCGACGTTCCTTCCGAAGTCCACGAACATGCCTACCGTGTTGGAGAAGAAATCGGCGAACATGCCGATCGTGTTTGACACGAACCCCGAGAAGAACGCGACGATCAGATCGAAGTGCGAGATCAGGATGCCGAGGGGGTGCCAGGTGAAGAACAGCCCGAGCAGGAAGTCCAGAGCGGCAGCGAAGGTGGCCTGCATCCCCTGCCAGAATCCGGCAATGAATGCGACAACGCCCGCGCCGAAGTCCACGAACATCCCTACGGTGTTGGAGAAGAAATCGCTGAACATGCCGATCGTGTTCGTGAAGAAATCGGCAAACATGCCGACTGAACTCACGAAAATTGCGACCATAACTGCCCAGGCATCCTGGAAGAAAGTGGTCTGCGTCGCCACCCAGATGATGCCGGCGACGAGAGCAGCGATCGCGATGACCACAAGGCCGATCGGGTTAGCCGACAGGGCCGCGTTGAGCAGCCATTGCCCCGCCGCCCACAGCTTCGTGATGCCGCTGACGATTGTCCCCGCCGTGCCGACAGCGTACGTCGCACCCGCCATGCCATAGGACAGCGCCGTGACGACGCCGGTGATGATCGAGTACGCCTGGAATGCGAGGAACAAGCCGCCGACGATGACGGCCATCGCGCCCAGGAACTTGCTGTTGTCGGCGATCACGGTAGCGAGCGAGGTCAGCAACGGGAGTATCGACGTGAGCACACCACCCAGGACCGACACAAGCGCGCCGCTGAGCTGCGTCACGATCGGGAGGGCAACGGATAGCGCCGAAGCGACAGTTACGGCCAGTGCGCTACCCAGGGCGACGAACGAGGCGACCAGCGCCGGGAGCTGCGGCCCGATCGCCGCGAAGATGATCGAGAGCGGAGAGAATGCCTGCCACAGCGCCATCAGTTGCGGGACCAGAGGGCCGAAGATTGCGCCGAGGCCGGAGAAGACTTGGCCGAATACGCCGCCGATCGTTGCGGCCACCGGGCCGAATCCCGCTGCGAGACCAGGTACTACCAACATGAAATCGGCGAGCTTGCTCATACCGGTACTGAGGAGCGTGAAGAGGGCGTCGGCTGCCGGTGCCACGATGTCTAGGCCGCGGTTCTTGACCAGGACCCAAGACTCCGCGAAGTCACGGGTTTCGGTGGCTACGCCAAGGATGGTGTCACCGGTGGCGCCAGTTGCGGCCATCAGGTCGCCGAACGCGACAGTGCCCGACTCGACAGCGCCGATGAACTGGACTGCACCCTTGGTGCCGAAGATCCCGGCCGCGAGGTCGATTGCGGCGGCCTTATCGCCTGATTTCAGCAGGGTGTCGATCTCGCCGGTGACGCGCTGGAATGCGGCCTGCGGCTCCTCGCCGTCCTTCGCCAGCTTGACGAGGCCCTTCGACATGGACGACATGACGGCCGTCGAGTTCAGACCCGCCTTGTCGAGCGAGCCCACCAGCGAGATGGTGTCCTCGAACGAGAAGCCGAGGATCTGCAACGCGGGGGCCTGCGCCTGCGCGGCTGCAGACAGCTCGTTCATTCCGACGCCGGTCGCCTGAGACACCCGGAACAGGTTGTCCATGGCGCCGGAAACCGCGTCGCCCTCGATGCCGAATGCGGAGAACGCGGCGGTGGTGCCCTGAATGTCCACGTCCTGCTCGAGGATCCGGCCGGCCTCGAGGTACTGTGACGCCACCGTTTCGAGGGTTCCGCCCGTCAGGCCCAGTCGGGTGTTGAGGTCAGCGACTACGGAACCCGCGGCCTCGAAGCTGGTCGGCACGATCGTGCCAACCTTGCGCGCAGAGTCGGACAGTGACTCGAGGGCCTCACCGGTGGCACCAGTGCCGACGCGGATCGTGTCGGTTACGTCATCGAAAATGGAGCCGATTTCGTAGAGCTTCTTGAACCCGACGACGACCGCGCCCGCGATCGCGCCGGCTGCCAGCACCTTGCCGAAGGAGGCCCCGAAGAGCCCTCCCGCCTGGTTGCCGGCAGCCGTCGCGCCGGGCAGCACACCGTCCGTGATGGACTTTTGCGCACCATCGGTGGATACCGTGAGTTCGAGCCAGCCTGTCGCGAGTTTTGCGCCTTCACCGGCCACCGGTCACCACCTTCTATCTGGGTTTGTATTTCGCCAGTCGGCGGTCCATCTCTTCGATGGACATTGAGTCGCCCAGCTTCTTTGGCGTGCCCTTGACGGCCATGCCGGGGAGACTGATCGGCTCGGGTTTGGGCTTCTTGGGGTCCTGCCCGAGCTGCCACGACATGCCCCGGAGCGTGTTCAACACCCCGACGAGCAGATAGTCCGCCGCCGAGTACTCAGCGGCGGGCCCGCGCTGGGCCCGCCGGAACGCAGAGGTCATCGGCGAGTGCTTCAGGATCACGAACAGGTCGTGCCAGGTAAGAGCCGGCGAGCCCAGATCCCGAAGCCGTAGACCACGGTCGAGTAGGTCGTACTCGATGGCCTCCTCGAACTCGTCTAGGACGCGGAGGAGGCCTCGGATTCCCCCGGCTTGGTACCGTTGTGCTCCATGAAATCGCGCTGGAACTGAGTGAACTCGTCCTTGCGCATCGAGTCGATGGCGGCGAGAGCTTCCGGCCCGGCCAGCTCCTCGAGCATGGTGAACAGCTGGTCGGCCTCCGACTTATGCCGGTTCTTTCGTGCGTAGCCCACGGTCAGCAGCTCGGCGGCGTCAGCCAGCTCGAACTCTTCACCGCCGTGGGAGAACTTGAAACCGTTCGTGCCCTTCTTGGGCAGGTGGTCCTGGGGCTTGCGGGGTGCTGCCATGATGCTGACTCCTTCTCTTGCCGACCCTTGCGAAATGAAACATGCGACCGGAGCGAAGGGTCAGCAAAAGCCCCGGCCGCATGGTGTGCGTCTACGCCTCGGCGAGAACCTTGCGGCCGTCGTCCCAGTACTCGTAGAAGTAGTTGCCCTCGGCATCGGGGAACAGGGTGATCGTCACGCCGCGGGCGGCGATGTCGTCGTCCTTGTATTCCACGTCGTCGCGCTCGGTGATCTGCGCATCGGGGAACACGATGCGGCCCTTCGCGGCGCCCGAGAACACCTCGATGATCCATGCCTTGTGGGGCGACGCCGCCGACTTGCCGACGATCGCGAGCTTGTTGCCCGCGGCCACGGTCGCCGCGGTGAACGTCACGTTGTCGTCGCCGTAGATGAGCGCCTGCGTGATCGCGTTCAGGTACTCGGCCAGCGTGAACTTCGCCGTGTAGTCGGTGGACTTGACGATGGTGACGAGAGGATCGCCACCCCACGCGCGCTTGAGCTCCGAATCGAGCTTCTCCTGACGACTGAACCCGGAGTCTCCGAGATAGCCGACCGAATCGAAAGCCGCGTTTGGCGGCGTGGATTCGTCGGTGGGCAGCGCGGTCGCGACCGGCGCGACAAGGATGCCGCCCGATACCGCCGGCTTACCGACAATCGCGTTGTCTGCGATGTTGGGCATGATTTCCCCTTTCGTGGGAGATAGGAAAACCCCTCCCACGAAAGGGGAAGGGGGTAGGTGGGGGCGCGCCCAGGCGGGCGCTGTGAGGGCCAGGAGCTAGGTCAGCGCCGAGTACCTCACCCGGACGCCCATCAGCGCCCTGTAGCGCTCCTGCGCCGTCGTCGGATCGGGCGAATGCGAGGGGGCACCGATGGTTGTGACGCCGAAGAGCACGCCGTGCTGGTCCTTGAGCACCGCGCGGGCGAGCTGCAGCAGGACAGCGGCACGAGCTGCGGTGGCCGCCCATGCTTCCAGGTAGATCGAGCAGTTATCGGAGATGATCGTTTCCTCCGTGCCGCCGAACAGTTCGATGCGGATGAACTCTTTCGGCCGGGGGTTGGCGACCTTCGTCCCAACCGGCAGGCCGGGGGCCGGAGCGGCCAGGCCGGCTTTCAGCGCGACGACGACGAGGGCCTCCACATCTGGGGGCCCGAGCAAGGTGGCCATCAGCCGCGGCCCGCGTCGAACGCACGCGTGAGCGCCTGGTCGGTCGCCTCGGCACGCATGCCGGCGAACGATGCGGTGCGGACGAACACTCGAGCGCGGGTGCTATTCGGCGCGTCGGTGACCTCGAAATCCGGCTCGCCGCCCGCAGCATTCGCGATGGCTTCGCCGCGGCGGTGCAGATCCTCCTGCACCGCCGGATCGGTCCGCGCCTCGTTGAACCCGGGGACGTTGATCTCCAACCGGAACTTGGTAGCCATCACCCCTCCCAGCGCTTGAGCAGAAACACCACGTGATCGAGAGTTCCCGTGGCGGACGGCCACCGTGCCGGCTCGCCGTCGATGGAGAACAGCGCCCCGTTGTACCGCACGCTGTCGCTGGCGAGAACGTCAGCATGGGCGGGCGCGTAGACGGTGAACTGGATGAGCGCGGCGTCGCGACCTGCCAACACTTCGGCGGATGCGCCCGGCTGGACGGAGCAGCCCTCCACGGTCTGCTCGTCGGGTTGGTCCAGATTGGGGGTGAGGTTGCCGTGCCCGTCGTCGACCATCGGGTATCGCACCCGGGCCACGGCCTGGCGAGCGAAAGAGGGAAGCATCAGGCGTCCTCGATCCGGTAGAAGTCGAGGATGCTGCGCTCGTTCTGCAGCAGCGCGATCCCGCCCGACACGCCGGGTGCGGACAGCGCCCAAGAGATGGACACCGCGCCGGCCTGCTCACGCGTGGCCCCGGTGGGGGAGGACAGCTCGCGAGCAACGACGGACAGCACCACGCGCTTCAGGTCCGCCGCTTCGGCGTAGCCGTGGCTGATCGTGGCCTCAATGATGCGGAACTCGTCGGACCACAGCGCGTGCTTGCGCTTCACCGAACCATCGGCCGACCAACGGAAGTCAACGTTGTCGACCAGTGCGGCGTCGTCCTCGACGAGCGATGCGATGCCGTGCAGGTTCTTTGTCGGCAGGCTGAGCAGTCGCCCACCGGGCCCATCCAGTACCAGCTCGCTGGTCTCCACGGGAGTGACGTGCCAGCCGCAGTAGTTGCGAATGGCGGTTGTCGCGCCCTCGAGCGCGTCGCCCGCCCGCGGGTCGCTCGCCGAGATGGCGCCCTTGGAGTAGGTGGCGAGGTCGGCCGCGCTAGCGAGCGCCGCCATCTGCCTTGTCCTTGGCGGTGCGCGCCTTGTTGGCGGGTGCCGCCTGCAGCTTCAGGCCGCGCTTGGTGGCGTCCTCCTCTGAGAGCTGGAAGGTGAGCGGGATGCCGTCGATCTTCTGGGTGTATGCGTCCACGATGTTCTCCTATGTGAGTGAGTGTGTGCGAGTGGCGGGCAGCCGCTTGACCGACTGCCCGCCTGTGTTGCTGGTTACGCCGGGGCGGCGGCGCTGAACGTGACCTTGACGAACGCGGCCGGCTTACGCACGGCCAGGGCCACACGCTCCTCGACACGGAACGTGGTCTTGTTCGTGGTGAACTTGTTGCCGTCCGAGTTGGTGGACTCGACGGTCACGCCGCCCTTGCGGTACAGCGTTGCGGCCTGCGCGTAGTTACCCACGAGCGAGGTGCCGGCGGCGATCGCCGACGTGACGACGGTCCGCAGGCCCCACACGGGCGGCTGCCATTCGAGGCCGCCGTTGCCGTAGGTGCCACCGAAGTAGCCGCCGCCGTAGTACTGGCCGTTGCTGTCCTTGCCCAGGCGCAGCGTCTGGTAGTCGGACGGGTGGATCACGAGGCCGTCAGCCGCGAGGTCCGATCCGATATCGACCTTGGCGATCGCGCGGTACAGCGCGTCCGCGTTGTCGGTGCGGTTCGCGGCGACCTCGAGCTGCAGGCCGGAGCGCTGCAGCAGGCCGCGCAGGTTCGGCGCGGTGCCGTTGCCGTTGAGGAGCTGCTGCTCTTCGACCTTCACCAGGTCGTAGACGGCGCGGCGGTTGATCTCCGACACGAGGAACCCGAGGTCTTCGAGCATCTCGTCGGTGACGTCCCACCAACCGGCGATCTTGGCGAGCGAGTCGGTCACGGCGACCGGCTCGGCGTAGTGGATCTGCGGCTTCTGGCCACCCTCGGCGACGGCGGTGATGTTGCCCTCGCGTGCACCTTCGACGAAGTAGGTGATCGCGCTGCCGCTGATGGTGCCCGTGCCGAGCAGGTCGGCGATCACAGGCGCCTTGCGGAGGCTGATTACCGTCTGGTCGACCTGCGCGATGTTCAGCGTCGAAGCGGTGGACAGGGCCGGCGACACCTGGGTGTCGGTGTTGGCCTTGAACTCCGGTGCGACAATGGTCACGCCGCGCTCACCGATGGACTTGATCCGGTCGCCGGCCGACTTGATGAAGTGCTCACCGAGCGACTTGGCGGCACCGGATGCAGCGGGGATGTCCTGCTCGGGAGCGAGGCCACCGATGGACTCGATCAGGTCGGCGGACTTGGCGGCCGCGGCGATCTGGATGTCCAGGGCCTTCACCTCGGTGACGTGCCCCTCGACGGCGGCACTCTCCTCGGCGTTGAGATCCCGGCCGAGCGCCTTCGATCCGTCGATGATTGCCTGCGCTGCCTTGAGCGCAGCAGCACGCTTCTCCTTGAGGTTCATTACTGAGCCCCTTCCTGCCCGAAGGCGAGTAGTTGTACTTCTGCGATCAGGGTCTGAACGGACGGGTTGACGACGAGCTCCTCGGACTTGGCCCGCTGGGGCTCCTCGTCCTTGGCTGCGTCTTGACCGCTGGCCTTCTCCTGGTCAGTGGATTCGAGAGCGGACAGGACGACACCGATCGAGTCGTATGCCTTCCGCAGTTCGCCCTCGTTCTTGGCCGAGATGGCTCGGCCAGATTTTGCGCCGGAGGTCAGCGCGTCAGCGGCTGCCTTCACGGCAAGAATTTCGGTTTCCGAGTTGGCGCCGAGGGGCACCACGGAGACCTCGTGGATGTGCAGTTTGCGCAGCTCGTAGACATCGCCCAGGTCGGCGGTCTTGACGGCCGCGCCCTCGAGCACGTCGTACGCAAACGACATCTGATTGATGCGCTTGCCCTTGATCAGCCGGTGCACCTGCTGCGCCTTCGGCGAGTCCAGGTCCAGGGTGCCGATCACGAGCAGGCCGTGGTCGTCTTCCTTCGCCTCGACGATCCCGATGTTGAAATCGGGGTCGTACATGTTGTGTCCGAACAGGAGCGGGATCGGGAACCCGGAATCCGTCCAGGCCAGCAGGTCCTCGGCGAACGCACCCTTGACGACGACATCGCCGTACGAGTCTTTGTTGCCAAACACCGAGGCGTAGGCCTCGAACTGGCCCTCGGCCAGACCCGCGTCGGGGCCCGCCTTGACCATGAAAGTCAGGCTCTTCGTTTTCATCTCCGCCCCTTTCGCGGGCATAGAAAAGGGCCACCCGAGTGGATGGCCCTTTGTGCTGTTGTGGTGGGTCAGATGCTGACCTCGACGCCGCACGCGCAGTTCGCGACGCCTTCGGCTCCGAGTGCCGGATCTCCGGGCCAGTCAGCGCCGTTCGAGAACGTCTCGTTGATGCCGACTGTCTCGCCGTCCATCGCTGCGTGCTCGGCGCGGGGATTGCCCGAGTTGACGATCCATGTCTTCTTCGCGCTGTCGCCTGCGACCTGCTTCGCGGCCTCGGTGGTCGCGAACGCGCTGAACGTGGTGACCAGGGTCAGGGCAGCCGCGGCCGCCCGTGATCCTTCGGCTTCGTCGAACACGTCGGCGGGGCCGCGGTCCTCCTCATCCGAAGCGAGCGACTCGGTGATCTGGTCCTGAGTCGTGGAGTTGATCGCGCCGGCACGGGATGCCGAGACCGCCTTGAGGAACTTCAGCGTTCGAGCCTCGTCGTAGTCGCCCTCGGTGAACCCGAGCGCCTCGGCTGCGGCGATGCCGACCGAGGTCGCCGTGGCTGCAGCCAATTTGAACAGGTCGTCGGAGAGTTCCCGATCCCAGCGCGCTGCGTCCCACCAGTCCGTCGACGCTTTCGAGCCGAGTTCGGAGAGCACGACGGCGCGCTGGCGCTTGAAGAACTTGCGCAGCACGGCCTCCGCCTGGGTTTCGTGCGCCTCGCTCGCTCGCTCTTTCACGAGCGTGCGCTGCGCCTTCTGCGCCGGGGTGAACCGGGTGCTCTTCGCGCTGTCGCGCGGCGACGCCTGCCCGCCCACCAGGACGTTCAGGGGAGTGACGAGCTGCTCGGCGTCGCCGCCGAGGCTGGGCATGTTCTGCTTAGAGCGGGCCTCGTCGGCGGTCATCCACGGGCGGCCGACTGCTGACGACATAGCGGCTGACTGCTCTTCGAAATTGCCCTGCAGCTTCTCGCTGATATTGAACTCGACATAGACCCCATCGACCGCGGCAACGCGCGGCACAAGGAAGGTGTTCAGCCGGTCCTCGATCATCGAGATGGTCGGGCCCAAAGTGTCGCCGTAGAGTCCCTTCCGGAACTCGCGGACGTTGGAGAAGTTCGCGTTGTCGAGGACGCCGATCATCGTCGGGTTGACGTGATAGACCGACGCGACGATGGACAGCGACAGCTTGGCCGACTCGACGAACTCATCCTCGTGGGACGAGAAGCCGAGTCGCTTGAGTTCCATGCCGTCTTCGAGGATCGGCGTGCCGCCGGCCATGGCGCCATCCATGCCGGCGTACTTGGCTTGCCACTGGCGCTGGAATTTCTCGCGGGTCTTGGGATCCCACTTAGCGCCGGCGGGCCGGGTGAGCACCGTGCCAACGCGGCCGCCGCGCTGCCATATCTGCTGGCGGTAAACCTGCGCGTAGATCTGCTCGGCAAGGATCTGCTTGAGCGACTCGACGGGGGAGGACGCAGTGGACGGCTCGCCGGGGTTCCAGCCGTGGAACCACAGGAGGTCGTTCACGTCGACGCGGGTTGGGAAGGTGCGGCCGGGTGCGACGAACTCGATCCACTCGGGAGCGAAGATGGAGCCGCCGCCCTTGCGAGTGACCCATGACGGGGCGAGCGGGTAGATCGTCCAGCCAGAGTCCGACTCGGCGTCCTGGCCGATGATCCAGATGGCCTCGTCGTACAGGGCGAGGTCGGCGACCAGGGAGAAGATCAGCTCGTACGTAGTCATCTGCGGGTTCGGCCGCTTGAGCAGCTTCACGAGCGGGTCGTCCCGCAGCCGCCGGCGGTCAGTCTCGGTCACTCGCTCGAACGAATGCACGCCGAGCTGGGCGATGTTCCGAGCGAGGAACGTGACGATCGTGCGCAGGTACGGCTGCGTGCGCCACAGCTGCTCGACCGACAAGCCCAGTACACGGCTCACGTGCTGCTCTGTGTAGGTGATATTTCCGAGCTGGGGGGTGGTCCCCCTGAGTGCGGCGATTGCATCGCGAATACCCACGTCGCCTCCTAGAGCATCATCAGGTCAGCGTCCGCGTATGCGGACTCTGTGTCTTGTTCCTCGCCGAGCAGCGCCCAGACAGCCGCGGTTGCGGCGATCAGCGGGGCGATGTCGGTTGGCGAGTTCTTGCGGTCCCAGTACCACGCGTCGCCCGAGGGCTTCGTGACTGCGGTGGCCGCAGCGATGTCGAGCGCCGGCTGCACCAGGTGGCGCAGTCCGCGGAATCGCACCTTGTCGTAGAAGTCGCCGGTGCCCCGGCCGAGGTCGGGGCCGGCCCACGGCTTGAACGGGATGTCTGCGTCGGTGGCTTCCTTGAACAGGCTCGACACCGGGGCGCCGTTTGCCTGGAAGGAGACCGTCGCGATGTTGAGCTTCTTCACCCGCTCGGCGATCCACGGGATTGCCCAGTCGGTGCCGGCACGTTGCGCCATCAGCTCGATGTGGATCAGGCCGTCCTTGCGCCAGCCGGCCATCGCGATGTACGTCGTCGACCGGTCCCACGAGGTGTCGAGGCCGACGCCGATCGGTGACTTCTTCCGGCGCTTCGACGCGTGATCTAGGCAGCCGCCGCGCTCGTCGTGGACTAGCTCGCCGTTGACCTCGTGGTCGGCGGGCTTCTCCCAGACGCCCGGGGGG